CCACCACGCGGAATTCATCTCCCACGTTAAACGATGTAGGCAGGGTAATACTGACAGTACCCACATCATCGGCGAAGTAGGTGGTGTTCATGACGCCCTGAGCGTTGCCCGCAGTGACGCTGGTAAACGGCCCTTTAGCATAAGTCCATAACTGGCTGAACCATGTTCGCCATGAGGTACTCATAGCACCCCCGGAATACATATTTTGGTCAAATGGTGGTGGAGATAGCGGAAGTAGCTGAGTGGCCATTAATTGGTGCCCTTTTCAGTATGGATATGTGCTGCGATAATGAATACTTTGACTCCGGCCGTAATAACTACACGGTAAACTCTATCCCGTGCCCGGCCAAGTCGGCGCCAGATAACACGCTGCGTATATGCACCAACCCTGCCAGCGGAAGTCCAGCGTTCACTGGAAAATGTACGGGCACCATCACTTGACCAGGAAAGCATAACCTGAGGGTCAACATCAGGATTTGTTATCGCGCTGCCAATATCAAACCCATCGTCAAACCCATCATCGAACGCACCATCAAGTGCTGGTACGCCTTGACCAACGCCTGTCTGCATGTCGATTTGCAGGGATGTGTGGTAGATGTATTCCAAGTCGTCAGATATGTGGGGAGCCGTGCGCATCCGCCGGATAGGCACACCATTATCACTCAGGATGTTCAAGGACTGTTGATAGATGATGCCACTCTCATAGTCTCCTACCAAGTGCTTGTTATAGGCAAATACATGGTTATTAGGCCGTCCACGGCTGTAAGCGCCATTAAAGAAATAAGCCCGTTCATGCCATTGTTGAAGCTCAATGTCGAAGCACCATGTTGTATTGGCGGTGGGGAAGTTCAGAATATACCAGTAATGGCCGTCTTCCTGATAGGTATAGGCCACAGCATCGGTAATGTTGGCATATTGCTGAATGGCGTATTCTACCGCATGTGTTGAAATGCGTTGGGGCTGGTAGCCGTTGGCCATCCAAACCATGCCGTTGCCTTGGTCGTCCTGACCCAGCCAGAATACCGTGTTGGCTGATTGGGCAACTGAAGCCGGGGCAGCACACCCATACTGAATCAGGGAACCTTGCACAACCGTCAACGGGAAGTCTGCACCGCCGCTGTTATAGACGATTTGCACAGTTGACTGGCCAAACAGCCAACATTGCTGGTGGACTGTTTTAACGGCCACCAGATTGTCCGGTGAGCCTTCTGCCGACGCAAAGTCCAATGGGTCGCCCGTTAAACCGTCATACAAGGCCGATATGTAATAAATCTGGCTATCAGGCTTGTTGAACACAAAATACCCATCAAGAAAAGTAACTGTATCAGCGCCTAGAAAGTATGGATCGGTGATAACCTGGAATACATTGGTGGATAGTGTAAAAATGTAACCATTAGGCCCATCAACAATACAAAGCTGAAAGCCGTTATCGTCTACAGATATAGTACCTGTAGAGCTATTTAGCGTACCCCGCAAAGTATAAGTACGGTCAATAAATGTCTCATACAGCTTATTGCCTGCAATAAAGAACGTGCGCCCATTAATGGCTATGCTTCCGCGTATTGGGTTATCTGGCAGCGTAATGAAGGCAGATAATCCCGGCGTCCCCTGCATGGCCACAATGGACTTGCTGGTGCCTGTTTCAGACTTGACCGGATACAGGTTAACAGAACGTTGGCAATCAAACGGTAGCGAACGGTATACATATGAACTGCCAATAAAGGGGAAAGTCGCCATTAAATCACTACGTCCTTCCAAGCCGTTCCATATTTGATACCATTAACTGTCCCAAAGGATATACCTAACTTCTTAGCCAAGCTATCTAAATCCTTTCTCCGCGTACCCATTACCAACATCTTAATAGACCTAGCTTCATCTATATTATTATAAAGCAGTTTATCCTTACCCCACTTATTTCTCCTATCCATTACATTGTCGTGATATGTCCCCCAATATAGATGGTGAGGATTGACACAAGATGGATTATTACATTTGTGACACGCCTGTTTATCATCGGGTAAAATGCCAGTAACTACGTATAAAGAAAATCTATGCGCTGCTACGTGCTTACGCCGGTGTGGAGGATTAGCAACGGTTATAATGCCATACCTACCCAGTGGATCAATTTTGCAGGCTCCTTTCCATAACCAACATTCTTCAATATCACCTCTATCAAAGAATTTATTAAACCTGTTAACCATGCCTGTATCTTGTTGTATGAGTTCTAGCATATTCATATTATATCTCCTGTTTTATATGGATATAATACTACGCCCAGAACCATGTGTAAACTATCAATAACCACCGGTTAAATAATTCCAGCAATACGTCTGCCCACCACCAATAGCAGGATCAACGCTCATAAGTGACACAACCGTATTCATGCGTTTAAGTTGAGCCTTGCTCTCAATAGCGCCATTAATGGTTGTTGCCATGGGGTTGCGCCCATATCTACCACTAAGTTCAATCGCCAGGTTATAAGTCATGGCCCGTTTGTAACCCCTAGGCAGCACAATCACATCATCAATACTGGTAAACTCCTGAATAATGCTCCACGTCCACAGTACAAGGCTGTAATTGCTATCCGTAGGCGTAGGCCACACCGTTACAGTTCCAAAAGGCACGCCTGAGTTATACCAAAGCACGCTGACCAAGTTGGCCGTTACGTTCTTAGCTACGATGTCCGCGTAAACCTCATAGTCGTTTGTGGTAAATATCTTATAGTCGTTGGTACTACTTGAGCCAACCTGCCGGTTAAATGCTGATTCAATCGTTTGCGGCCGGGGCATGTTAAAGTCACCGCCAGTACCTATTGTATAAACATATTGACCGCCTACAAACGGAAACACATTTTCCTCAATCCCATAAACCATCAGGGATTCTGTACGCCATGTATCAAGCAGGTTATTCAGAACAGTCAACCCGTCCTGTATTTCATCAGCGCTTGGCACTTCTCCAATGCCAATGGCCCCAAGTTCCTTAAGCGAATCAGTGATTAGGTCGCGTATTGTGGCCATGGAGCCTCCTTATAAATTTGAGGGGGATTTACACCCCCATTTGGCTTAGACAGCCTGTGCAGTGCCAGTAAAGATAATGTAGTTATAAATACTGGTATCAGAGGCGGTAGCGGCAACAGTCGGAGCACCTGCGGTCGTCGTCTTGACGGTCGGCAGGTTTCCAACAGTACCACCAACGGTATTCAGTGAAAACTGAACAAAATCACCGGAAGCATAAGCTGCATCAGTAATCGTGACAGGAGTCGCACCGTTGACAGTCACCGTGCCGAAACTCTTGAAAGAGTTACCGTCAGGTGAGTTGCCAGTCAGGGTACCTTTAAGAGTACCTGTGGTAATTGCGGGCATGTTCGTATTCCTTATTGGTTAACTTGGACACTAATCATAGCGGAATTCGTGCTGCTGATGAGTGATGGTTGAGATTGGCTGACGGAAAGGCTCGTATAGAGCGGCTTGCCACTGACACCAAGTGCTGGGAAAACCACGTTACCAGTAGTGGTCGCGCTAACTGTCTGAGACAGCATGGCACGGTTTCCAAGATAGTAAGTGATGGTGGGGCTAACCAGACCTGAGATTGCCGTACCGCTAACGGTCAGGACAATCGCATTAATCTTGTTAGCGTCAACATTCACACGCCCAAGTTGGGTTGCCGTGGTTGCAGATGTCATGTTGACAACACAGTATTGCAGCGGTCCGCTACGGCCACCCTGTTCAGTACAGGCCCAAGCGGAACCTGTAGCATCAAGAGCAGAAGCAGAACCAGCCACAGCTACCAGAGCAGCGGATGCGAGAAGAAATTTCTTCATGATATGTTCCTTTCCTTAACCAGCAATACGGGCTGCAAGTTCAGCACGGAGGGTCGCCCAACCATACAGAACGTCAATACGCATCGGCAGACGGTCATTGTTAATGTCATACGCACGGACTGCACGCATGGACACATTCAGGGACTTGCTACGCTTACGGGCAGCCATATCCACACCACCGGGCATCA